AAGTATTATCACTATCTTTTAGTTTTTCGCCATAACCACTACCTGCACTTTTACCATCAGCTTTTTGTGTTTTTGGTTGTGTATAACCTAAACCCTTAATTCCAAATTGTCCTTCTTTTACATAATGTAATGGATCTTTAGCTAAGTTTTTAATTACTAGCTCTTTAGCTTCATCTAAAGTTAATTCACTATTATAGCTGCTTTCTAATTGTACACCTTTTAATAATTCTTCACCATTAACATTATTAATGTTTTCTACTGTAGTATCATAATCGTAATTATGAGAATCAATATTTTCTAAGGTTTTATCAACTTTGTAAGAAGCTTGAAATCCTTTACCTTCAAATTTAGCTTTTGAATCTGCTGATATACCTTCTGAATCTTTTATGGTGTTTGTTGATTCATCAGTATTAACTATAGGTTTTAATTCGGATAAATCTCCTTTTTTTTCATTTAAAAATTGAGCAAATTTAGTTTCAAAATCTTGTTTTGGAGTTGCTTCAAATGTAGACATTGGTTTTAAATCTACATAATTTTCTGTAATTAACTTTTTTGTTAATTCCTCATGTAATTGGTTTGCTGTTTTTTTCATTTTATTTTTATTGTAATAATGTTTCTATATCGTTGAAATAATCATTTAACATATCTGTACCTATAACGACTACAAAACTATCTGGATTATCCCTATAGTATTTTATTGTTTCTATTTTTCCTAGTTTAATGGATTTTTTAATATCCTCAAATCTAGCTTCTAATTTATCAAAAGCTTCTATACGTTCCGCGTGAAACTTAGATGCTTTATCTTCTTGTTCTTTTATATTACCCTTATACATATTAAAATAATTTATTTACGTCGAGTCCTGATCCTTTTTGCACATAAGTACCATTTTTGTTTTTAGGGACTAACTTAAATTTAAATTGTTTTACATAAGCATTATCTTTTACTCCATCCTCCGTTGCTTTAGGTCCAGGACCTAGGGTTGCACCAACTCCTTCTTTTTTAAGTTTTTTTTTCTTTTTTTTAAAAGCATAAGGTGTAGCATATTGCATACCAGTTCCAGCACTAAAAGTAGCAGATCCTGCTCCACCACCTGTAGTAGACATTTCGTCTATTTCTTCTTCATTCACCCCTCTAGATTTTTTATATTCTTCTGGGTAGTTATTTCTAGTATGGGTTCGTATGGTGTTTCTAAGGGATCTAGCTTGTTTGTAAATATCTAAAAATACTTTATCATCTTTAACTTTAGCATAAACACCTTTTGCGGTAGCAACTAAATCATCAGATTCGTCAAGTAGTCTATCTATATTAGGTATTTGAGAAAGAGACCAAGATATAGCACCCGTTATTGGGTCAATATCGGTAACAGTAGATTTGGTACCATTATCAATCTTTACATCACCTACTTCAATTTCTTTAAGTTTATATTTGAACGCCATTTGCTATTTGAATTTCGTTTACTAATTGATAATAACGTAACAAATCAACTAAATTATTATCACCAACTTTATCAGTTTTATTTAATTCAGTTAAGAATTTAGATACTTCGGTAATTTTAATTTGAGTGGTTTTATCTTTAATATTTTTAACTATCTTAGATAATGTTGATTTTAACTCTGTAATTTTAATATTATAGAAGTTTCTTAAATCCGGGGTTGAATCCACGGCATTAATATATTCTTTAAGAATTTGTTTTTGCCCACTACTTAATGCATCATATTTATTATTAAATTTTTCTAATAATATTTTATATGTTAAAGATCTTACATCTTTATCATATGTAGAAAATTCTTTAAGTACAGATTGTTTTTTATCACTATTAATTTCCTTTTTAGTTAAGTGTTCTAATAAAGTTACTTTATTTTCAACTAATTGGGTAGGATTTGAAATTAATTTTGAATTAACGTTTTCGATTAAGGTGTATAAGGCAGCTAATTCTTTATAATTAGTAACTTTAGAACCAAAGAAAGATTCTAAATTATAATGTTTCTTAATTTCATTAATTAAATTATATTTCTGCTTTTTTAATGATTTTCTATTAAACTTAGTAGAAGCTTCTAATATAGTATCAACTACCATAGTAGCTCTACCCTCGGTTATTACTTTAGACTTAAGTATAGACTCATACAATTTGTATTCTTTACCTAAAGAAGTATTAGTAAAATATTCTTTTAAAATATCAATAGCAGGTGAGTCACCTCCTTTTAATGTGTCTGCAGTTATTTGACGTACTAATAATTCAAATAATATTCCAGTATTCTTGTATTTTGAGTGCTTTATTTTCATCAAAAAAATAGTATTTTATTATAAATATATAAAGAGTCTTACTTCTTTAATTGGTTTTCATCTAACAATGAAGTATCATCTTTATCCTCTTCAAATATTAATTGTTTTTTATTAAGACCTTCTAGAGATTTAAATATATCTTTATTCTTTAAATAACTTATTTTAGCAGCACTTTCAAGAGCTAAAGGACCACCTTTAAATTTTGGTCGAATACTGTCAGAATCATTTTTATCCTTACCTTTCATACCTTTAACTCCTAATCTATCTTTACCAAAGTTAGAATCTTGTTTATTCCTATTTGTAATAGTATCTTGTGGACGTCCTAATTTAGGATCATCTTCACTATAACCATCTGGCACATTGCCTGGGTCAGACATTGTTCTTCCTTTACCATATAAAGAAGCTAAATCATGAGGAGTACCATAGGATTTACCAGTTGATACAGGGTCATTACCTTCTGCTTCGATTTGAGCGTTTCTAAATTTACGTTTAGAATCTTCACGAACTAATTCTCTATATTCATCTGTTTGGTCTTCACTAAAATGGTAAATATGATCATAAATCCAATCAGAGGGTACTAAGCCTTGTTCTAATAATGTACCTGCTAATTCAGATTTAGATTTCATTAATTCAATTCTTTCTTGGTCATAAATGATAGAAGGAGTTGTCATATCTAAAGTAAAGTTTGTTAGTGTTTCATCTGTATACCCTTGTGTGTACAAATGTACTAATGCAATCTTATTTAACTCAGATAATATAATTCTTTGTATTCTATCAATAGTACGAGCAAATCTAATATCTTGCTGTGCTAATGTTGCTTTACCTTCTATACCCTCTTCATATCCTAAAAATGCTTTTGGTATTTTAAGTGCTGCAAATAATTTACCTCTTAAATATTCTACATCTTGTATACCATCATATTGTAATCCTGGTGTAGTATCTATTTTAGTTGTATTATCATTACCTCTTACTGGGATGTAAAAATCTTCAAGCATGTTTTGCATGTTGTATTTCAGATTATAATCACCTGTTTTTTCATCCATAAGTGGAGTACGTTTCATACTTGAAATAGTTTTTTGCATAAACGTTTCTATTTCATTTGGGGGTATAGCACCAACATTTACATAAAAAATACGTTTTTCAGGGGCACGTGCAATTCTATGAATTAACATAGCGTCTTCCATTAAAGTATATTGTTTAAATAATTTTCTGGCTGGTTCAATATAAGCTCTACCATAAGGAAGATAGTTAACATCACCTACTAATCTAAAGTGAGCCATCTCATAGTTATCAAATACTATACCTGTGTTGTTATCTGGGTTTTGGTTAACTGTATAATAACCTGAGCCCATACTACCCCCACCATTAACTCCATCGGGGTTAAAAATATATTTTATAGCTGATGGGTTTTCTGGGTCATATCCTTCTTGTCTTTCCATATGGTAAGCAGTATAAGGTATAACATTATATACACCGAATTTTTCAGCAATTTCTAATTTTAAGAAAAAATCACCATATTTACACATTTGGCGTATCCACATCCACATATTAAATTCAATGTTTAATACATCATAAAATAAATTATATAGTATATTTTGTATGTCTTCATTAGCACTTCTAATTTGAAGTACTTCTCCCATATCATTTTTTAATGTAGATTCATCAGCCAAAATATCTAAGGCGGATGCTATAATAGCATCTTGGTCCATTACATCATATTCTGAATAGATGAATGTACGCATATATTGATAATTTAGATTAAACTGTGCTCCATATAAGGAAGAAGGAGCGGTAGAATAAACTCTATTATATCTATCCATTAGTGAGTTTGTTTCATACTCCCCACTAGATTGAATATGACCGGAGTCAATAGTTTTTATTTGGTTTCCACCAACATTTCTGATTACTACATCGGTTGAGAATAATCTTTTTAATCTTGTAAATACGCTTTTATCAGCCATAATTTATTATTATTGTTATAAATATTACTACAGTAACCAACTAATGTCTTCTTTACCATCTTGTGTTGTCATATGGTAAGGATTATCTGTTCCTTTTGAAAAACCATAACTACCTTGGTAAGGTGTTCTATTAACTTTCATGTTGTTTAATGCAGATTTTGTTAAATCTAATCCTCTTTGCTTAAATTTTAATGCCGTGTCTCTAATATACATAGCAGTACCAAAGGCCATTACTAAATCATCATTATACCCAGTTTGGGCTTCTGCTCTACCATTCTTCCAAATAAACACCTTCATTTCTTCTACTAACCTCTTTGAATGAATAGTTACACCTTTATCTGCTATATACTCTTGAAACTTTCCTATTACCATAGGTCGTGTTCTAGATGACATTGTAAAACCAGCCACCATTTTTGAATGGTCTTGATATTTATCAAAATACGAATTGGCATTGGCTTCTCCACCCTTTTGTGAATAGTAAAGGTTAGAATATTGCCTATCTATAGCTACTTGTATCGTTGCCCATCCTATATTAGCATTTTCTATTACGAGTAATGCTTCATTGTATTCTGTAGCTAAACCTACTAATAAATGACCAAATTCTTTTGTACCAATTTGTCCTTTATATTCTGCTACTTGAACATTAGTTTCAACATCCATTACATGACAAGTAGAAAAATCTTTTCCATCACCACGAGCAACATCAGCTACTACCATATAGGACCTAGTATAATCTGCGTTTTCCCAAACCCATAAGTTTTGATCAGCTCCTCTACGTTCTAAAGGGTCTTTAATGTAAGTTTTTTCGTAATATTCCAAATATTCGTTATAAAATACTATATCACCTGAGGTACTAAAATCGCAATCACATTCTTGTGCTGCCAGTCTAGGATCACCTAATAATGAATCTTGTGCATCCCTCCATTTTTGGTCACGTTCAGGATGAACATACCAGGGAAGTTTAATAGGTAAAAATTCATTTTCACCCTGTTCAGCTTTAACCCATGTTTGATGAAACCAATTACCAGTACCATAAGGGGTTGATAATACAATAGCACCACCACCTGTTGCTAGGGTTTGTTGTGCTGATGCCCATGTTTCAGCAATATTATCAATAAAAGCTGCTTCATCAATAATTAGTAAAGATACTGCTTCTGAACGTGCAGCATCGGCATTAGAAGATTTGGCTTGTATTTTTGAACCATTAATTAACCTTAATGATAATTTATTGTTTTCAGCAGAATCTACTTTAAGCCATGAGGGTAAATTCTCCCACATGAATTGTACTTTTGTTACTAAATTTCTTGCTGTTGCTTGTGTAGTTGCTAGTGCTAATACATTCCGATCTTTATGAAATGTCATTAACCATAATGAATAACCTGCTGCTAAAGTAGATATACCTAATTGCCTAGATTTTAATATGGCACTATAGTCATTGTTTTGAAATAACGTTAATACTTTTTCTTGAAATGGGTACAGGTTGAACTGTATGCGGCCACGTTGTGGATGCTGTATATAACAGTATTTACGCATAAAATGTACTGGATCCTTAGCACATTTAAGGTATTCTTGGCGTATAACTTTTTTTAAATCTGA